CTGCTACTGGGGGCGCCGGGCACGGGCAAGACGCGCGCCGCCTCGTACTGGGTTCGTCCCCTGCTGATCGACACCGAGGGGGGCAGGGCGGTCTTGGCCGACCGGCAGACGCCCTATGTGGCGGTGACGTCGTCCAGGGATGCGGAGGACGTCGTGCGCTACCTCCAGAAGGAGGCTGGCAAGCCGTCTCGGACGTTCGACACGGTCATCGTCGACACCCTGGATGGCTACCAGAAGACGCTCAAGAAGGAGCGCCTGGCGAAGACGGGCCACACGAAGCTCGAAGCGTTCGAGGGCGACTACGACTGGCTCGACGCGAAACTCGACGCGTTCATCACGCCGATCCTCGCCTTGAACGTCAACGTGGTGTGCAACATCCACATCAAGTCGACCGGCAAGGTCAAGGACAAGGGTAACGAGCCCACCGCTGACGACGAGGACGGTCTCGCGATCATCCAGGCGTGGGAACTGGACCTGCTCGGCGGGACGCGCGGACGCGCAGCCGGCTGGTTCGACCTGGTCGGCTCGATGGAGAACGACTGGGGCACCGAGAAGGGCAAGCGGGTCATCAAGCGCCAGATTCGTTGGCAGCCGACTCCTGCGATCCCGTTCCTGAAGGACCGCCTGTTCGCTTTTCCCGAGGTGACTCCGGTCAACTTCGCGGAGTCCGACTACACGCAGCTCGTCGAGGCGCTCACGAAGAAGGCTGAGCGCATCATGCCAGCCACGGTGGTGGCGCAGATCCCGACCGAGGGCGCGGCGCCGGTTGCGCCCAACACGCCTAGCGGCGCAGTGGTGGCGGTCCCATCAGGCGTTCTCACGCGGCCTCGCAAGGCGGCGGTGAAGAAGTCTGCGGCCAAGGCTGCGGCGAAGGCTCCTGCGGCCACCAGTGAGCCCACAGCGGTGCCTCCGGGGTTCATTGACGACGCGGTCAGCGCCGTCAATGCGGGTCTTGGCGGTGAGGTGATCGCCGTCGAGCTGGACTTCGCGGCCCAGGCGGATGCGGCCACGACTCGTGACCAGGTTCGGGCGATCTGGGGCGAGGCCAAGGGTGCCGGGAAGCTCACGTCCTCATTGAAGGCGAAACTCACCGTTCTCGCCCAGAAGTTGCAGTAGCAGACCTCAACTAGAAAGCACAGGACAATGGCAAAAGCGACAGTGGCAAAGGGCTCGGAATACTTCTTCGAGGAGGGGCAGTTCATCGCCCGCCTGGACGAGGTGACCGAGAAGCACATCGAGTTCGTCTACAAGGCGCACCACAAGGCGGTGCAGCGCAAGCCGGAACTGCTCGGCAGCAAGTCCTCCTTCGACAACTGGGAGTGGCTGTGGACCCTGCTGGAGGGGCCGCAGGAGGGTCAGACGATCACACTGACCACGGACCCGAAGGTGGAACTTGAGGGCTTCTCCCCCGCCAAGGTGGCCTTCGAGGCGCTGCAGGGCGAGCCCCTGGAACTCGACCAGGACATCGACACCGACATGGTCGTGGGTCTCAAGGCGCGCATCGTGCTGACCCACATGGAGGCGGACACGCGCGGCGACCGGACGTACTACAACACCCGGGTCACCGACGTCCTCCCCCTGCGTGACGGCGACGAAGACGTCGAACTCAGCGACGAGCCGCCCTTCTGACCCCCTGAACTCCCGGGCGAGTGATCCCCCTCGCTCGCCCGGGTCAGCCCTCGTAGCCCAATGGCAGAGGCGCTCCGTTCAAGGCGGAGTCAGTGCGGGTTCGACCCCCGCCGAGGGCACCTCATATTCCTGCGGTAGCAGATGAAGGAGCAACGTGTCCGACTTGGATGTCCGCAGTTACATGCGGAGCAAGGGGCTGGAAGTCAAGGTTTCTGGGCACGAGATCGTCGTGCCGTGCTTCTTCTTGTGCGGGGAGGACGCGAACTCCAAGAAGAAGAAGTTGTACGTCAGCGCCGAGCATGGTGCCTACTCCTGCAAGGTCTGCTCGTCGGAGGGCGGCTGGTGGGGCATCCTCGAACACTTCGGTGACGAGGAGCGCAAGGACACCTTCCGCCCGTCCCGGCGCCTGGCGATCTACGCCGAGTACGTGCAGGTCTGCCAGGACCTCCTCATGAAGAACGAGGCCACCCTCACCTACCTGTTCGAGCGCGGGCTCACCATCGAGACGATTGAGGCTGCCCGGCTCGGCTACCACCCCAAGGGTCGCGGCATCGTGGAGTCGCTCCCGTCGTCGTTGAAGATGGGCGGCTTCACCCGGGAGGAACTCAAGGAGTCCGGCCTGCTCAGCCCGAGCGGCCGGGACTTCCATGAGGGGCGACTGGTCATCCCCTACCTGTCCAGCGGCCAGGCCGTCCAGGTGCGTGGCCGGGCGATGGACCCGAACGCTGCAGCGAAGTACGCCACGCCGGCGGGGGATCCTGTCCGGCTGTACGGCGCCGATGCGCTGCGCGGCGCCGACTCGATCATCTGCGTGGAGGGCGAGATGGACGCCCTGATCCTGGGGCAGACCCTGGCGTGCTCCCCGGACGTGCGTGCGCGCAACCTCGCGGTGGTCGCCATCCCTGGGGCTCAGGTGTTCCCCGAGGGCAAGACGGGCTTCCCGCTGTTCTTCGAGGACATCCGGCGCGTGTACGTCGGCTTCGACAACGATCACGCGGGCAAGGCCGGGGCGATCAAGGCGAAGGACCTACTCGGCGCGAAGGCGCGGGTGGTGGAACTGACGAAGGCCAACGACTGGAACGAGTTCATCTCGGACGGCCACGGCTGGCGCGACGTCATGGACCTCATCGCCGAGGCGGACATGCGCGGCAAGCGCGTCTTCTCCATTGAGGAGTCGGCCCGCAAGCTCTACGCGCTGGAGCAGGGCAAGCCCGGCATCAGGACGGGCTTCGCCACGCTGGACGCCTTCCTGAAGCCCGGACTGCTGCCGGGGCAGATCACCATCCCCCTCGCGCGCACGGGCTCAGGCAAGAGCGTGTGGCTAGCCAACGTGGCCTACTACACCCGGACCATCCCCACCATCTGGATCACGCTGGAGATGACCGCAGCCGAGACGTACAACCGGATGCGCCGTATCACCCGCTTCCACAACCCGACGGCGGACGAGCGCGAGGTCTGGGGCATGTATCCACTGCTCGGCGTCGTCGAGGAGAACAAGCTCGGCCCGGACGACTTCAGCATCTTGATCTCGGAGTTCCAGGAGGAGCGCGGGGAGCGTCCCCAGATGGTCTTCGTCGACTACCTGGGCTACTACGCCCGAGGCATGAGGGGCAAGGACCTCTACGAGAAGACGACCAACGCCGTCATGCAGCTCAAGGAAGAGGCGAAGCGGCACGAGGTCCACATCGTGGTGCCTGGGCAGGTCGGTCGCAGCGTGAAGCCCGGCGAGCCCATCAACGAGCAGAGCGCCCGTGACGCCGGTTCGATCGAGGAGACGAGCGACTTCCTCCTGGGGATCTACAAGCCCTCGGATGCCGTCCAGGAGTCGTCCCAGCCGGGCTCTGTGCAGAGCGAGTTGAAGGTCAACATCCTCAAGTCCCGCCACGGGAACAAGGGGCGCGTGGTGTCCCTGGCGATGTCGTACGCCTCCCTCGCGATCGTCGATTCCTCCGATTCGTACAACCGGAATCGCATCGACCTGGAGAACAACGCGATCAACCGCGGGGAGTCCTACAAGGACATCCATCACCGCGACCGCGATCGAGCTTGGGCCAAGCAGCAGGGTGCTCTGGATATCAACCGGAAGGACGGAAAGTGATTGAGATTGAGTTGGGCAACAAGTACGCCGAGACCAAGGAGGAGTACATCAAGTCGGTGATCGGTGAAGCGGTCGGCGCTGGGTCGACGTGCTGGGAATCCATGAAGGGCACCGGCACCTTCAACAGCCTGCGCGCCGTCGCCATCGTCGACAAGGCGTTCGAGATCATCTGGGCGGAGATCAACCATGAATCTGCGTGAGCGGAACCTGCAACTCGCCCTGCTGAAAGCGGTGGCGGACGCCGTGCAGAAGGCGATGGCGGAACTGCGCGAGGACCATCTCGTGACGCTCCTCGATTCGTACGACAACGTCGGCGTGAAGGCCTTCGTCGTCAAACTCCCCGGCGACCCGTCGCTGAAGGTCGCGACCATCACGCTGGCCGAGCAGAAGGAGGCGTACGAGGTCACCGACGAGAAGGCGTTCCTGAAGTGGTCGGCGGCGAACCGGCCCGATTCGGTCGAGACGGTCATCACTCCCACGGTGCGCAAGCGGACCTTCAAGCAGGTCAACCCCCGCGCCCAGACGGCCTACCTCAAGGAGTTGCGACCCGGGGACGGCGGCATCGCCTTCGACCCCACGAATGGTGAGGTCGTCGAGGGCGTCACCTACCGCCCGGCTGGTCGACCGAAGTCGTTCGCCGTGCGGTACGAGACCGAGGGGCGCGACCGGCTCATCGACGCGTGGCGCCTGGGCGAACTCGCCGACATCGTCGGGTCCGACGTTCTGCCCCAGATCGGTGGCCTGTGATGGCCTCTGTCCGGTACCCCAACATCCCCCAGGAGGGCTTTGAGGGCCTGGAGCGGGCACGCGTCCTGACTTCCCCGGATCACCCGCGCCATCTACCGGCCGTGCTGTTCGCGGACTTCCTCATGGAGGACGTGCTCGACGAGATCCCGGGGAGCCCGCTCCATCTCGACAGCGGCACGACGGTGTGGCTGCACACCCCGGCTCAGGTCAAGGGCTGGATCCGCGACTCCCTGCGGGGGTGGCTTGATGCCGACTGACACGGCCGTCTTCGACGAGCTCCACAGGCTCTTCGGGGCCGGCACCTTCACGGGCGAGAACAGCGAGTGGACCCGCTGGCGCATGGTCGAAATCTCCAAGATCAAGGCCTACCGCGTCAAGCGCAACGTCGAGCCTGACGAACTCATCACGATCGCCCGCTGGTGCCGCGCGCACGGCGTGTGGATCCGGGGTCACTGGGAGCTCTATCGGCACATGCAGGACGCCCTGCGGGCCGACAAGAAGGCCACCGCCCTGACGGAGGTGGCCGACCTTGAGGCCCGCATCCAGCAGGCGACCGAGATCGAAGCGGCGCTGCCCGATAGCAAGTGGTTCGACCGGCTCATCCGGTCAGCCGGCAAGGCACGGGAGGAGGTGTACGAGGCGTGGCGAAAGGACCAGTGAGGCGGGCGTACGTGGTGCGGCCCCTGCCAGCGAATCCTGCCAGGAGGTCCGCTCCCACCCTGAACGAGTTGAAGGGGCTGCACAGGCACGGCTGCACGGTCTGCAGCCACGCCTACCAGGACTCGTGCGACCACGCACTGGTCAACGGGCCGTGCACCCCCTGCCACACCGATCACCGCGCACCGATCTGGGAGACCAACCTCGGCCCCATCGAGTGCTGCACGAACTCGCGCCCGGCGACCCTCGACGAGCGCGCGCTGTACCGACTGGGTGGAGAGACCACCTGGTGGATCTGTCTCACGTGCAAGCGAGCGCAGATATTCAAGCCCCGAGAGAAGGAATGACGATGACCGAGGAAGCCAAGGAACTCGACGTGAAGGCGGACGACTTCGACACCGCGCTGGGATCCGCCCTGGCGGACGCCGCAGAGACGGCGCCGACCTGGAACCCCGGCGAGGAGGAGAAGCCGGAGCCGATCCTGTTCGAGGGCCGGACGGTAAACCGCACCGAGGTGAAGATCAGTGGCCTGACCGGGCTCAGCGAGGCGTACGAGGGGCTGAAGCTCGGCCTGGACGATCGGGTGCGGATGGTGATCGAGGCGAGGGTGACGAAGGTCAACCACTACGTCGACAAGGACGACCAGATGGTGCGTAGCCAGGAGACGAAGGTCATCCTCGCCGACATCGTCCCGTGGGATCCCTCCAATGCCGATGACGACGGGATACTCCGGGCATAACGGACATGATCTGTGGCGAGCGACGCGGCTCGACGGCTGGGTACAACCGTCATCAGAGGGTCCACGAGAAGCCCTGCGATGAGTGCCGCGTCGCTCGCAACTCCGAACGACGCGCTTGCTACGTGCCAAGGCGCCCTCCCTACGACGTTTCGTTCTGGTCAAAGGTCGCAACGTCGGCGGATGACGACTGCTGCTGGGAGTGGATAGCCAGCGCAGGCGGAGGTGGGTACGGCCAGTTTCGGGATCGTCAGGCACATCAGGTCGCCTGGGAGTTGTGGGGAAACCCGCCCGTACCCGTGGGGCTCGAACTGGATCATCTCTGTCGGAACAGGCGTTGTGTGAGGCCGTCACATCTTGAGCCAGTCACGCATCAGGTGAACATCCTGAGAGGGATCGCCCCCGCAGGATCTCGGGCGCGATGTGCGGCGATTAAGCACTGCCCGCACGGGCACGAGTACGACGTGGCGAACACCAAGTGGCGCCAGAAGAGGACCGGCTACTGGTCAAGGAAGTGCAGAGCATGTGCAGCGAGACAAGAACGCGAGCGAAACGCTCGCATGAAGGAGACAGCGTCATGACCGTCAGCCTCGCGGACGTCTACGCCGTGATGCCCATGAAGCACCTGTGCCGCCTGGCCTGCCAGCGCCGCATCAGGGTCAGGACCAAGCGGCCGTCGTATTGCTCCAAGGCCGAACTCATCGCCGCACTGTTGGAGGAATCATGACCGGGGTCAGCATCATCGGGATCGACTCGTCGTTGACGTCCACGGGGCTGACCCTGATCGGGAACGGGGTGGTCCTCCAGACGGTCCGGGTCCGTCCGAAGGCCATCAAGGATCGCACACCGGACCAGTCCCATGCCCGGCTCACCCAGATCCTCGCAGCCATCTCCAAGATGGTCCACGAGGCCCCCATCGGCCCGCTGAAGGTTGGCATTGAAGGCCCGAGCTTCGGCAGCAAGGGTGCCAGCGTGCATCAAGTGGCGGGGCTGTGGTGGCTCATCACCCACCACGTCTACACCTTGGGCCTGGACTACTACGTCGTGTCGCCGTCCGGGCGCATGAAGTACGCGACGGGGTCAGGAAGGGCCAGCAAGGACGAGGTGCTCGCCGCGGTGATCCGCCGCTACCAGAACCTCGTGGAGGTCACCGGCAACGACGTCGCCGACTCCTTGGTGGTCGCAGCGATGGGCGCCCGGCACTACGCGCTCCCCCTGGAGATCAGTCTCCCTGTGGTGAACCTCAAGGCGATGGAGGCAGTCCGATGGGGCGACCACGTGTAGCGGAGTTCCACGCCAGGTCCACGTTTGAGGTACTCGCACCCACGACAGGGAAGCAGCCGTGCACGTCGAGCCCGGAGGCGTGGTTCAGCACGGACACGCATCTGACTCGGGCAGCGGCTGAGGCGTGCACCTACTGCCCGTTCATGAACCCGTGCCGGCTGGAGGGCCTGATGGGCAACCAGCGGGGCGTGTGGGGCGGGCTCAGTTACAACCAGCGGTCGCACTTTGGGAGGGCTCGGCGTCTGGCTGAGGTCGCCCGGCTTCGACTCATCGTCCCAAACCTGCGCTCGCACGAATCACATGAGGAGGCAGTCTGATGGCAGTTGACGTGGTGGGGATTAGTCTCGGAGCCCAGGGAATGGAACTCCTGGTCGTTGCTCCAGAAGAGAAGCGGCAGGGGCTGACGATGGCCCATTCCTACTTCATTGAGTACAAGGGTGAGCACTACGGTCAGCGGGCCAAGGATCTCATGGAAGAGATCGAGGACTTGGCCGACGACGTGCACCTTGGCTGGAAGCGCGAGCCGAAGGTTGAGTCAGAATGAACTCGAACAAGGTGAAGCCGGACGCAAATGATGTCGAGCGCGCCAAGGCTGTCGAGAAGGCCGTAAAGGCATGGCCCCTGTTTACTCAGAGTCAGTTGGAGCAACTGGCCGTGCTTCTCCCAGCGGTAGAACCTGGATCAGGGAATAGTCGAAGGGCCGTCCGCGCCGCACGGTCCCCGTCGAAGGTTCGCACTTTGCGCCCGGTATCGGGTGGAGCAGGGTGACGGTTGCAATGCTGCGCAGGACGTTCCTCTGGCGATCTATGGGGGCGGCGAGCCAGCGTGCGGCGCCATCTTCCCCGCCGTACGCAGCCACGAAGCCGGAACTCATCTGAGTTGCAATCCGGGCCTCGACTTCGACCAGGGAGGCGTTCACCCGGGCAGTGATCCTCTCCATCTGCGCAAGTGTTATCCGGCCCTCCCCGTACGACTCAGCAGCATCATCAAGGCGTCCCCGCAGGGCCGCTGCATCAGCAAAGGCTCCCGATTCCGGTTCAGTCCCGGACGGGAGTTTTTGCTGCGTCAGGAGTCTTGTCACGAGATCCCGGACGTACTCGTCGGTGAGGATCGCGCCCTTGCTCACGTGGCCCGTGCTTCCCTTCGTTGCCGCTGAGCAACGGTAGATTGGCCGCTTGATGCCGTTCTTCACGTTAGTGGCGGAGTGAACAACTGCCCCGCACTGGCAGCGCGCGAGCCCGGATAGTAGCCAGCGAACGTTGTTTCCGGGGGAGGTGCGCCGAGCGGGGTTCGTCAGGATCACAGTGACGGCCTGCCAGGTGTCCTCACTCACGATCGCGGGGAATATCGAGGTCCCCACCGCTTCGCCCAGCCAGGTGGAGATGCCCGCATTGCGCGCACGGATCAGGACCTGTCGGATGCCGGCGTAGTTCCACTGATTCCCGTATGACGTCTTCACCCCGGCCGCGTTCCAGTCCCGAAAGATGGACGCGAGCGATGCTCCATTGATGATTTCTCGGCACGCCGAAGCGATGAGCGGCGCCTCGACTGGATCGAGTCGGGCGGTGGCCCCGTCGAAGATCCACCCAAACGGCCGGGCTCCCCCCAGCCACCTTCCGCTTGCCGCCGCCTGCTGCTGCGCCCGCTTGGTGCGGTCGGCCTTGTGCTCTACTTCCTCTCTGGCGACGGCGCCGAGGATGCGAGCGACCATCCGGCCGCTTGGTGTGCTGAGGTCGATCTTCCCCACCTTGACCGACTGCGTGACGATGTTCTTCCGCTCGGCGATCTCGACGTAGCCCTCAAGCTCCAGCGGTGACCGGTGGAGGCGGTCGGTGTGCCAGATCAGCACGCCCTGGACCTGGCCGGTTTCGAGCATGGCGAGCATCCGTAGGTAGTCTCGCCGTGGCTTCCCGGAGTAGGCGCTCACGTCGTTGTCGATGAACACCTCTACGACCGTCCAGCCGAGGCGCTCGGCGAGGTCGCGGCAGTCCTCTTCCTGGCGTTTGACGCCGAGGCTGGCGCCGGTTCGGTCCTGGCTGATGCGGACGTAGATCACCGCACGGAAGGGTGTTGACTGCGGGAGCGGGGTGACTGTCATGACTCCATGATAGATGCGTACTGACCGATCCCGGTACCCCGGGCCTCGCCTACACGCATCTATTTGTCCCGGGTTCGTCATATCACCTGACCTGCACGTACGCTGCGTTGTGAGCGAGGTCTCCATCAGACTCCCTCGTCCCGCCTGGAGCGAGGTCAGCACTGCCAATCACGGGGGTACGGGATGAGCACTGACTTAGACGAGCGGACTCTGGAGATCACCTTCGAGTCCATCACGCCCGAGATCGCCGCGCAGTACATCGCGACGAACGACACGAACCGCTACCTCGGTCCGGTGCTGGTTGACTCGTACGCGCGCGACATGGTGGAGGGTCGCTGGCAACTGACAGGCCAGGGCATCATCTTCAGCATGGATGGTCGCCTGATCGACGGTCAGCACCGGATGGCTGCGGTGGTCCAGAGCGGCGTCACCGTCAGGATGATGGTGGTGCGGGGCACTCGGCCTTCGACGATGGCCGTGATGGACAGCGGTCGCAAGCGCACCGCCGCAGACCACCTGGGTATGCAGGGTTGCCCGAACCGGATGGTCCATGCCTCGATCGCCCGATTGGCGATGCTCTTCGATAAGGACGAGATCCAGAACATCCGACACCGCTCGTGCTCGAACGCTGAGGTGCTGCAGTACTCCGATGACCACCTTGGGGAACTGAAGCGTGCCGCTGAGCGGGCGACGCACTACCGCACTTCGATCCCCTCCACGACCAGCGTTCTTGGCACGGCGTACCTGCTGTTCCGTCGCAGCGATGTTGCTGCCTGCACGGAGTTCTTCGAGTCGATCTCGATGATGACGCTGAAGGGTGATGGGGATCCGAGGCTGGTGCTGTATCGGAAGCTCAACGTACTGAAGGCGGATCGTACTAGGGCAACTCAGACATATCAGTTGGACCTCTTCATTCGGACCTGGAACGCCTGGCGCTCGGATCAGAAGGTCGTCTTGCCGTGGATTACGCGGAAGGTCGTACTGGCGAAGGTCGCAGCCTGATAGGGTGACGTTCGTTGTCCTCGCAGCGAAAGCGCGGGGAAACCGTGTGGACACAGAGCGTGCGATTAGAGGCTCCCCTGCCTTCTATGACCTCGCTTGCGGTGGGACTAGAACGCTTCTTGCGCATCGTCCTTGACTGGCTAGAACTGCAGCCGACTCCATACGGGTTATGACCAGGTATGGCATAGCCAGGAGTTGATGCAGTGAGTCCCTATAATTCCGTCGAGTGGTCCGACTTCGCGAAGAACGCGATGGATAACCTCGTGCCCCTCTTGAAGGACGCCTCGGTCACGGTCTCGTTGGTTCCAACGGGCGAGACCGACTTGAAGTACGCGCTGGAACTGGGCCTGAGTATCATGATGGACAAGCCGATCATCGCCGTGGTGACGCCGGGAGCGAAGGTGCCATCGAGATTGCTGCGGGTCGCCGATGCCATCGTGGAGGGCGACTTGGGGCATCCTGAGACTCTTCGCGATCGGATCACCGCCGCCATCGAGAGGTTGGACGATGAGGATGAGGTGCTCACGTGACCGCGTGGTTGTGCCCTGAATGTCCCGGATGTGGACGTCGGCAGGAAATGACTATCGGCACGACGCAGGCCTTCTGTGTCGCACCCCAGTGTCCGGTGCTGGTCTGGGATCCGTCGATTACTGCTGAAGAGAACCTGGCAGACTCCGTGTTCACCAATCTGCAGGACCAGTGACCCGCTGGGAGCGGTTCAAGTGCGTGACGATGGGGTGGCATCCGATCCGGCTGCGGGAGTATCTCGGCAACGATGGTGCATCCGATCACGCGCGTTGCCGTCGGTGCGGGTTCATCGGGATGGTCGACTCGCAGGGAAACCTGTTCTAGCAGAAGGAGAGCGTTGTGACGCAGATGAAGACCGACGAACCCGGCATGATCTGGGTCAAAACCGACATGCCTGCCGACGAGTCCGGATTCGTCGTGACCCTCGAAACCGACGACGACACCGCGCGTATCCTCACCCCGGCTGATGCACTCAACCACGCCTCCGGCATCCTGGCTGCCGTGGCTCGTGCCGAGTACGACGCGGCAGTACTCAAGCAGATGACTCAAGGGCTGGACCTCCCTCTTGAGGCTGCGGGGCAGATGGTGGGCGACATGCGCGCCGACCGGCCACCCCTAGACCCAGCCATGACGGCACCGATAGAACTCACGCCCGGCGTCAACGCCAACCTCGAACCGTTCCTGATGCTCTCGCTCCACGGCGCCCTGGTCGGTCAGTGGACGATGGCTGACGCCCGCTCCCACGCCCTTGCCGTCATCGAGGCTGCTACCGTGGCCGACCTGGACTCGGCCTACTACCGCACGCTGCTCAGCACGGTTGGGATAGACAAGGGCCGCGCACGGCGGACCATCGACGACCTTGTGAACTACCGGCCATGAGTGCGCGCGCAGGTTTCACGGTTAGCCGGCTCGAACCGGCCGCAGTGCTGCCGTCACCGAATAGTGTCAAGGCGTGCGTGACGGTGGAGATCCGGGTGCACTGGCCGGTGGCGGCGGGCAACGAGCGCAAGGTGCAGGATGCGATCACCGAAGTGTACGAAGAGGCGATGGACCGCGTGCTCGACATAGAACTGGACGCCCGATGAGCGGCCCCGATGACGGCCACACGTTTGCCATTTCGGTTCGCTCGCGCGGCAGCTACAGGGTCGTGGGTGAGGAGCACCATCACGATTCTGATTGGATGGGCGAGCGCCCGATTACCCTCACGGTGCGAGCCTGGAACTTGCCCGACGCGATGCGGGCTGCTGCCGCCGTAGGCCTCAACGATTGGGAGGGGTGGGGCGAGCAGGAGACGGACACGGAGTCGCCTGAGTCACGGATCATCGCTGTGATCGCGCTGCACCATCCGCTCTCGGCAGTGACCCCCTACTGCATCCTGTGCGCCGCCCCCTGCCCCTGCCCGACTGCCCGTGCTGCTGAAGGCATTTCCAACTCAACTGGCTCGAACTTGGAAGTTGGCACCGACGCTACAACTCCGATGGGATGCGATGAGCAAGAGAACCTGCGATGACGACCTGCACGGCGAACGCTGTGGACGTGCTGGTCGAGAAGTGGAAAAGCCCCAGCGACGGAGACACGCAGGAGATCATGCGCAAGGCGATGGTCGCCTATCACGAGACGCACTGCTGCTCCACGCACGGCACTCACGCGATACCGCACGTCAGGTGCGTCCTCCGATGACCGACCGCATCAAGGCGTGGTGGTGGATCGCACGCCA